GGATCACTAAAGATGATCTAGCAAAGTTAATCGAAGCAGCAAAATCTACAGGTCCTACTCAAACTATTAAAGTTGAGCAAGCACCACTTAAGATTACTACTGACAACGATTCAACAGAAACCTTCAAGATGTAAAGTTCGTATTTTTTATGATGGACAAACAAATAAATTGGACTAAGTGGTCTGCCCTTGGATTGGGTGGATTACTTGGTCTTTCGCATATTGGTATGCTTGTAATGCTTGCTACCAGAGACAATAGTAAATATCCTAAGATTGCTATCCCTCCTGTGAATCAATACTCTTCAGTTAGAGTAATGGCAGGAGAAGATGGGTACAGTCTTGAGTATCGTGGGAATGATCCTAAGAGTATGTTTACTACCAAAACTGTAAACAGAGGTGGGTTCCTTAAGAAAGGTGATACAACTACTGTCACACAAGAATATACTATGGATGGTGCTGTGCATCATGGTGGTCCAGTATCTAATGGTAGAACTTGGATTGACCCTGTAGCTGTAGGTAGTTTAGGCGAAAAAAAGATTAGTGCCAAAACCGAGGAATGTATTGAAGCTAGAGGTGGTGGAAAATCGACAGGAAGAATTGTCGGTGGTAGCGTTGGTGCTGCTGCTGGTTCTAGTCTCTCCTCTATTCCTTTCGTTGGTTGGGTTTTGGCTGGTGCTGCTACGATGATTGGTATGAATGAAGGTGCTGATTTGGGTGGCGATGTTGCAGAAAGTTTTAGTGACGATTGTTAATTATGACTACTACTTTTACTTGGGATCAATTTGTTGTCCAAAAATGTAAGTTCTATATCTCAGATACAAGATTAGAAAAAATTAAATCTGAAAAAATAGAGCTTGAAAGACAACAAAAATTTGGTAGACCTAACGTAGGCATTTATGGTTGGAACGATGATGTTCAGGAACTCATTAGAAATATGCCTAAAAAGGAATGGAATATTACAGTCTTTGATGAGGATAATGTAGAAGATATTGAAATTGCTTGGTCATCTACTTATGGAAAATTTTTTCAAGATTGGGGTCGTGATATTGAAAATTTTATAGATCATCTTGATCCAGTTAAAGTTAATTTAGATAATGAAAAACTTGGTAGATCGTCTGTTGTTATAGTATGTGTTCCTTATGAAAGGTATATGAAAGAATTGCGACCATTTCTTTCACCTGGAGATATAGTTTTTGACTATTACAGTAAAAAATGTTATTTGTTGCAAAATGATACATTTGATATTTTAGTTCCATTTAGTGGGATAAACTTTTTAGTAAAAGAGGATTAATTATGCCAGTATATAGAGATTACGAAATTCGTATAAATCTTAATGAATTGATTGAACAACGGATACCAGTGTGTAATTTAACTCACAAGGATCATTGTTTAACTGATTCACAGATTGCTGATATCGCACATGATATTAATATGGATCTTAACTTACATCCAATATATCATCAGATAGATGAACATATTATGAGATATGTTAATGCAGCAAACATAGATAATAAAGATCATTGGGTAGAATCAAAACTTCCTGATCTTGATGTTAGCGACGAAGAAGAAATTAGTTTTGAATAACCATGTCTGTACCAGATTTTTCCACACAAATAAAAGATGGAACTAAGAAATCTCATTCCGCAGCAGAGAATACTACTTTTGTTGCTTCTTTCTTAAGAGGTGTTGTAAATAAAACATCGTATAGAAGATTGATTACAGATCTATATTATGTGTATTCCGCAATGGAGGAAGAGATTGATAATTTAAAAGATCATCCTGTAGTTGGAAATATAAATTTACCAGATCTTAATAGAGTAGATTCACTTGAAGAAGATTTAAGATTTTATTATGGTCCTATTTGGAGATCACTTATTGATCCTTCAGAAGCATGTAATAAATATGTAAATCGTATTCGTGAGGTAGCAAAAGATAACCCAATTCTTTTGGTTGGACATCATTACACAAGATACTTGGGTGATCTTTCTGGTGGACAAATACTTAGAGGTATTGCTGAGAAAGCACTTGGTCTCAAAGATGAAGGATTACATTTCTATGACTTTGATAATATACCAGATGCCAAAGCATATAAGGCAGGATATAAAGGTATTCTTAATCAATTAGATATTGACCAGAAACAAGTTGATGCTATAATAACAGAAGCAAATTATGCCTTTAGATTAAACATGTATATGTTTGATACTTTAGAAGGTAATTGGTTTCGATCTTTACTTCAAATTTTCATTAGTTCAATTTTTAAAAAATGATTTTCTTATCAACACCATCAGTGTATGGTTTACCTGGTACATGGGAGAAGCAACCTATTATTCAGCATCTTAATCTAACACCTGAACAAGGATTTATTTTATTCTTTGGTTTACTTCTTTTTGGTTTAGTTGGATGGGGATTATATCTTACTGTAGGAGCAGGTAAAAAAGAATTAAGAGATCCTATTGACGAACATGCTAAAATGCATGAGTTGGGTATTGCTCATGGTCATGGTGGAAATAAGGAGGCATATGAGATGTCTGGTAAACTAAAGCACACTCACGAAGAATGAATGTTATTCTACTCATAATGTCATTCGCAAATTTTGTATTCTATCCATTAGTGATAGCAACAATCATTGCGTTTATAATCGAACAGATATTCAGGTCACAAGATAAAGCACCTGAGATTCTTAGATCTATGGCAGTCAGAAAGTATTTCTGGAGGCAAGCATGGTTATTCAACATTATCTGGTTTCTTGGATATTTTATATTATTAATCACGAATAGACCAGGTACACAAGCAATGCCAGATATGATTTGGCAAGGAGGAGTATGACAAAGAAACCTTATGACGATTCAAATTGGAGAGAAGAGTATAAGGGTTATACCTCCAGTAAATATGAATTAGATCTTCTTGAGAATGGACCTAAGAGTCTTTCTCAGTCTTGGATGATGGGAGCATTACATAATAAATGGAAGAAGATGAAGGGATATAAAGAACCTGAACCACCAAATGTTTCATCATCATTGAAAGAGTTTTTTCTAAGACAAAAAGATCAAGGAATTTAATGAGTGATAACCAGTATGAGTATCTCAAGAGACAACATTATTTGGCAACACATATGGAATTAACAGAAGAGAATGTAGTAAGGGTTCTTGAAGAACTTCTACCTTATATTGAAGCAGATGGAGGATCTCTTCAGTTTGTAGAAATAGAAGAAGAGACTGGTATAGTAAAAGTTAGATTAGGTGGTGCGTGTGAGACATGTGCTATGAGTGTTATGACTTTGAAGCAGGGTATAGAAAGTAAATTGATGCATGAGATACCTGATGTTGTTGGAGTTGTTCAGGTTCTCTAACTGAGTGTTTGAGTCCACACTTAACTAGGCAAAAATTACTAGTCTGTGCTATAAATATTGTTAGTACTGGGATTGAAAAATCATGCCCCTGACGCAACAAAAGCATTACACTGTCGGTTATCACGATAACCAACATAAGCATTATGAGATCTGTGAATACGCAGAAAATTCATATCAAGCAATACAAAACTGTAAAGAGGATATTCCTGAATTAGGGGATCATCCTTCTTCTATTGACTATTGTGTAACAGAAGAAGTTCAGAAGATATCTGATTTTCTTTCTTCTGGTATCCCTATGGGACATTAGAAATGAAGCACGAAATAATGTGGTGGATGAGCCGACTCACCATCATGGGAACATCTTTAAGTTTATCAGTTTGGTTAGCAGCACAAGCATATGCATGATGTAGTACATTCAGTTAATATTATGATTGCTATCCTTTTGGTGGCAGTCTCTTTGACAATTTACTACATATTCATGTATGATACTTGGTATCCTAATGAGCAAGTCAGTGCAGATAGCAGTCTTGGAGACGCAAGTACAGAGATTGGTAGAGAAACAGAAGGAGCTCACTGAAAGAGTTCGAGCAAATGAAAAGGTAGTAGCCGCTATAGGTCTTTTAGGATCAATAGCGGTTGCTTTTATTGGGGCAGGATATTTTGCTCCAAAGGCAGATGCTTCTTTTACTGCTGGTGAATGGATACAGAGACTAAGAGATCATGAAGCAGAACAAACTCGAACTGCACCAGAAGACTCTATAAATAGCTCACTACAAGAACTGGAGTGGGAAACAGATGGGAGCAATGACACCCCCAAGTCGGAAGAGTTGTTACAACTTCCGAGTGACAGAGATCGTGAAAGTATTGGACGGGGATACGATAGATGTTCTGATAGATCTTGGATTCGATTTATTCAAGAAAGAACGGGTAAGAATTGCGGGAGTTGATACTCCAGAGAAGAGAACAAGAGATTTAGAGGAAAAGGCACTTGGATTGGATGCAACTGAATGGCTTAAAGACAAGCTCGAAAGTACTATTGACGGTGATGATGAGCTTTCTATTAGGACTGAACTTGTTGGTGGGGTCGGTAAATATGGTCGTCTTCTTGGGTGGCTTTATATCGGGGATTCAGACCTGTCGCTTAACGAACAAATGATTACTGAGGGGTATGCTTGGGCTTATGATGGTGGCACTAAACAGAAGAATTTTGAGGATCTGCGTGAAATTAGGAGATCGTTTGGGACTCTGGCAGAGTAACGATCAAGTATATATTGATATACACGGTAAAACAGGCAGACGTTTATACGCTGAATGGAATATACCAACGGAGGAATACGATGGAGCTTAAAGACACTTTGGTTACAGGAGCAACAGTATTGGCAGTAGGAACCAGTAGTGTTGTTGGTGGTAATCAGGTTATGGATAAAGTTAATAAAGGACCAGAGAAGCGTAGGGATGCTACGGTTGATAGGGTTATGATGGAACTTCAACCATACATAGACTCAAGGATTCAACAATTAATTCCTACACAAACTGGTGCTGTAGTTCCTACAACGAAAGCACCTCAGTTGGATTACAGGCAAAATGTCCCTAAACGATAGTAAGGATAAGGTTATAAACCTAATAAGGTTTGTGATCTTTTTTCAGTTAGCAATAGTAGGAGCAACTATATTTGGATGCTTTATGCCTGGTAAGGTATGTGATTCAGATGTGAAACAACATATTGCCAATATGATGACTGTTATAACTACTTCTACATTCGCATTATACGCAGCAGAAAAATGAAAAATTTACCAATCCCATTACTAACATTCCTAGCAGCACAAGTAGGTGCAGCAGTTTGGTGGGGTGCTCAAATAGATGCCAAGGTATCACTTGTTGAAGAGAATAGGAGATACATCCAAGAGGTTGTTATTCCATCCTATGAGATTAGTGACAACTGGGATAACCCACACTACAACAATTGGTTAAAAGCAGGTGGTTGGAAAGACTGATGATTTTTTGGATTGGATTTTTTGTCATGTTCTTTAACGAAGGATTCGTTATGATGAGGCACGTATCACCGTGGTTTGGAAGACAGAGAGATAAATTTATTGATAAGTATGGTGCTAATGTATGGTATAGATTCCACGGTACATTAGATTATGTTTGGATGATACTTGTAGGTCTTGGATTAATTTTATATCCAAATAGACTATTTCATCTAGCAGTACTAGCAACCTTTTGGGGTGCTTCATTTTCAATATTTTATTTACCGAGGTGGATAAAGAATGGCAGAAGTCACTAACGGTTACACACAAGAGATGATCAAGGAGTTGCTAGGCACTGCTTGGTTGGACAAAGATAATATACCTGAGACGGGTAATCAAATTAGAAGAAGAAAGGGTAATGAGATGAGGGAAGGGAAGAGACCTTACCCCACATACCCATCAAAGGAGTCTAGGATAGCAGACACTTCAGGTAAGTTTGATGAGAATGGACAATATGTTTACCCTGAAGGTAGTGGGTTTAATTATATGGAGAAAGTAAATCCTAATTCTGAATGGGGTGGTAAAGTATCATGATACCTTATATTAATATGACAAATCCTAATATACCTAATGTGGGTATTGGAGGGGTTCGTAATGTTAATATAAGGATGGCAAATATGAGAGGTGTGAGAGGATTAAATATTCCTGAAACTATGTTATGGATGAATGAGACACCACAGGCAGTTCCACCTGATGTTCCTGTAACAGTTTTAATAGGTAAACCGATTGTTGATATGCCTGGTTGTGTTACTGTACATAAAGAGAATTTAAAACAGAGATCAAAAAATAAAATGTTGGTGGATGATGATCCTAAAGGTAATACAACCTTGTGCGATTCTGGTATGCCATCATTCCAACCAGTTGATTATCAACAAAATAATTTAACATGGACTACTGTAGTTCCTGAAGAACCAGAAGCGGATGGTGTTGATAGTGGGGATCCTCCACCTGCACCTGACTTAACTACACCATCACCAGAGATACCTCCTACTGGTGGCGTGGAAACAGAAAAAGAATGTCCTGGACCCAAAGATCTTCGTGTAGGTGATTACTCTACAAGCGGAGATGAAAAGGTCTCAGGACATGAGTTAAATGATGATAATATATGTGTTACTCTATGGGAACCCGTAGGATTTGTTGAGAAATATTTACCTAGTCCTCAGATTGCGACGACGACTGCGACGATTGCTGTTGTGGCGACAAGCTCTGCCCTACTTGCCAAACCCCTAGCGGACCTTCTTCTGAAGGTGATAAAGCCTCTGGTGAAGAAGATCTCTGCCAAGGTAAAGAAATTGATGGGAAAAACCGACCCTGTGTTATCTGTTCGGGAACGGATGGAAGAGCAGAGAGATCGGAATCAAGCAATTCGGACTCTGAAGAAGGCTCTGAAGGCGAAGAAGTAGATTGTTCTTCTGTAGTATTATTAGGTGGAGTTCCTAACTGGTGTGTATGATCAGGTAGAGAACCAGGTCTTGCTTGTGTTACCATTACATCAGCACATATAGCAGCATAAGGAGATCGAGGATGGAACATAATACCCTTTTGCATCATTTCACCACAATTTTTGAGACGAGCTAATTCAAAATCCAATCTTTTATTGGAAACCAATTGAACTGCCATATCAGTTTGTGCCTGTGCAGCCTCATGACATTGACGTACCATTTTTCTATTTAATGGTATGGAAAGCGTAGCAGATAATCCTAAATTAAAGTTTTGGTTAGCCTTCATATCAGTTCTAACTGGTTTCTGCCAAACCTGTTCACCAGGATTATCAGGGAGACCATCAGGACCATCTACTACTTGAATAATTTCTATATTAGATCCATCAGGGAACCATCTTACAACATCTCCAGCAGTATTACCATCTGTTCCGTCTGAGACATATGTTGATGTATTGTACCAATCTGTATCTGTAGGTATCTTATTTCCGTCACTATCATATACTAAGTTACCAGCATTATCGTGCTTCCAACCGTTATACCAAGGATAGTTTTTGACTGTTGTACTAACTTCAGTAATCTTACCAGTAAAGTCATTCATATTATATTGAGGTTCAAGATAAAAATCCTCCCAAGGATCTTTACGTGAATCCGCAAACTGAATGTATGGTGTCATATTTAACGTACTACCTTGACACTGTACGCCACCACCATAAGTATTAGTTATGTATGGACCTTGCAGTACCTGTATAGCTTGGTTCGTGACACTTCCCGAACTGTTCGCTATTGGATTCGCTGTGGCACTCACACCCCCCACACTCTGTGCATTCACAGGGGCAGTTACAACCACACTCAGGGCAGATAGACATAATGCTTTTATTGGGTGAAAGTACTTGTTGTATCCGTTACGGATTCTATTATTGTTGTTCTTTGTATTATTGTTTGATTCGTTAGCCCTGGTCCAGAATAACTTTGAGTAAATTGAAACGCTTCTCCTGGAGTTGATATTGTAAATTGACTTGCGTTCGAGAGATCTAATGAGTCGAAGGAACTTGTTACTGCTCCTGTTACCTCTCCTGTTCCGTCTGCTGACGGATTGACTGTCACCGTTGAGGTGTTCACTGTTGGATTCAGGCGTTCTCCATTGTTTGAAATGCCTGTCCCAGTCACTACGTATTCCCATCCTGTTCTATAATCCACTGAGTTAATAGTTTCTGTCACATTTGACGTTGTTTCTGTATGGCTAGTCATTGATCCCTGGGTGAAATTGGGGACCACGGGAACTGCTTTCGCAGCAGTCCCTGTACTAAGTAACAGTAACACCGTTAGTAGTTTCTTCATAATATATATGAACTCTACTTAACGGTAATTTCTGA